CGGTTTCGCTTGCGCTTTTGTTTCTTAAATAATATGTGCTTTTTAGACCTAATTTCTTAGCATGAAAATAAAGATCATTCAAGTATTTTAAAGAAGTTTTATTATTAAACAAGTTTAAACTTTGCCCCATGTCTATCCATTTTTGCTTAGCTGCTCCACCTTCCAGCAGCTTGAACTGATCATGGTCAAAAGCTGTACAGTACCGGTCTTTTAAGTCTGCCGGTATATCGCCGTTCAGACGCCTCAGGTCACCGTCCACGAATCTTATCGCATCAATGAGCCCTTGGTTCCATATGCCTCTTTCTTTACATTCTTTGATGAACCATTCGTTTACTATGGTTAAATTTCCGCTCTTATTTTCGTAGACAAAAAGAACCGAGAAATCGGGTTCAACACAAGGCGAACACCCTTGGATATAGGATATTGTTGCCGTGGGCGCTATCGCCATAGTATTGCTGTTTCTCATTCCGTGTTCTTTTACGTGAGAACGAGCCTCTTTCCAGTCTAGTTCTGGGCAGTATTTTTTTCCTCTATGCGATATAGGCTTGTAATCATTTAAGTACTCCATTAATTTTTTGTATGTATCCGAGGGAAATACCCCTTTGCTCCAAAGCGACCCTTCGAACGTGGAGTATTTACCTTTTTCTTTAGAAAGTTTACTGGAATTTAAGATGCAATGGAACGAAATGAATTCGTAAAGCTCGTCCGAAAATTTAATAGCCTCATCCGATGAGAAGTTAACTTTATAAGAATGAAATACGTCCGCCCACCCCATGCTGCCAGCGCCAACTGGGCGATGAGCGAGGTTGGATTTCTCTGCTTCAGCTGTAGGGTAAAAGTTTAAATCAACGACATTGTCTAACATCCTCATTTGGGTTGCTATGGTTTTTGAGAGAAGCTTAAAATCTAACTCTCCGTTCTGCTTAAGGTGTTCCTTTAAATTCACAGAGCTCAGGTTGCATACAGCCGTTTCGCCGACCTCAGTCTTTACTCCCTCTTCGTATCGAGAGGGCTTAGTATGTAGGAATATCTCCGTGCAAAGATTAGAGCTATGGATAACGCCTTCGTGAGAGTTGGAGTAGCGCATATTAGCGTTATCTTTAAACGTCATCCAAGCGTGACCTGTTTCGAACAGAGCTCTTAGCATTTTTTTCCACAACTCTTTAGCTTTAATTGTGCGGTAGTTGGTTAGTTCTCCGTCGTCAGCCTGTTTGCAGTATTTTTTATATCGTTTATCAAAATCACTTCCGTAAGTCTCGTGTAAATCCCTGACATCTGAAGGGGAAAAAAGATACCAGTCCTTGTTTTTTTCCACGTATTCGAAGAATAAATTAGGCAACCAGTTTGCTGTGTTCATGTCGTGACAGCGACGACGCTCTTCGCCGGTGTTCTTCTTAAGATCAAGGAAATCTTCTATATCTAAGTGCCAAGGCTCAAGATAAGCGCAACCCGCACCGGGACGCTTACCTCCTTGGTTAACCGCTACAAGAAGGTCGTTGTATATTTTAAGCCACGGTACAAGACCACTGGAAGTCCCGTTTGTCCCTTTGATATGAGAACCGGCTGAGCGAAAATTAGAAACATCAAAGCCTAGCCCTCCAGCGTATTTAGATTTTCGAGCCTCCTGCCAAGCTCCCTCAAATATGCCGTCAATGCTGTCATCGAAAGTGTTTAGGTAGCAAGAGCTGAGCTGGCTATGAGTAGTTCCGCTATTGAAAAGGGTGGGCGTGGAGGGGCATACTAAAAATTTGGAAATAGTTTCGTAGAACTCTATAGCCTTTTGCTCTTTATCTTTTTCGTTAAGAGCTAGTCCCATGGAGACTCTCATCCAGAATGATTGAGGCGCTTCTAGTCTTCGTCCGTTTACGTTAAGGAGGTATCTGTCGTAAAGGGTTTGCAGTCCAAGGTATTTGAACTTAAAGTCTCTGCTCAAGTCGAGTGCTTCTGATAATTTTTTTAAATCAAATTCTAAAAGCTTTTCAGATAAGACTCCTTCCCCTACTAAAAGCTTAGTGTTTTTTATGAACGATAAGCGGTATTGGTGATCGAACGCGTCTTTATCTACACTGCTCCCAAATACTTCTTTATGTATATTGAAAAGCAGAAGCTTGGAGGCTACGTAGTTGTAGTTTGGCTCTTTTTCTATCTTTTGCCTTGCTGACAAAATTAGAGCCTTGTCTATTTCTTTAGTGGTGATTTTATCGTAGAGTTGGACGTGCGCGTCAAGGACCACTTCGCTTGCTGAAACATTTTCAAGAAATTCACAAGCTCTTTCGGCGCATAAATTAATCTTGTTAATGTCTAGCTCTTGAAGTCGCCCGTTTCTCTTCTTAACATTTCTTGAAGGTGTTTCCATATCAGCGACTAATTACTAGCATACCGTTTTTTTATAAAAGGAAAAGATAAAAATTTATATCTGCCTTCCGTGGACAGGAACTTCGAACCCTTTCTCGGGCAACTTGACAAGGTGAGCCTTTGTATACAGTATTCTGTGAAATTCATGAAAGTCGCTAGGGTAGTAATTATTTATCCTGTTCAGTTGGAATTTTACGGGAGTACCTATGAAATGAGCCTGTTCGCTTTTAGTATAATACCAAAAACTATTACTGTTCCAGTAACTGACATGAGTTGGGTCTTGGAACGCTCCTCTACCGTCCGTGGAAGGCACGTCTATTACGGCCCACCCGTAGTCAGCGAGACATCTGTAGATTTCCTTCATAGTATTTAGTGGGTCTTTCATATGCTCAACTGCGTCTTGAGCACGAAAGACTCCGACCGAACCGTCCTCGAAGGGCCAGTCGGTTTTGTTCAAGTCAAAAACTATATCATCTTCGTTAAGTTTTCTAGCGTCTACGCCTACGAAGCCTTTGGGCTTGTTGTTGCAACTGCATAAGTCTACCTTTTTAAGACCGTTTTCGTCGCTCCACTTCGACGCAATCTCAAGCGCGTATTGGTCGTGGATTTTATGCGTTAGCTCTTGTATGTCTTTGTTTTTTTCGCCGTAGGCCGTATTGTCTTCATGAAAGTAGTATTTGTATAAGGGTTTACTTATGAGGTGGCACCTTCCATTTATGTAAGTTCGGCACAATAGATCATAGTCGTCGCAAACTTCTAGCTCGGCGTTGTGCCCGCCGATTTGGTTGTAAAATTTCCTGTTCCAAGACCTGACGTGATCCGGAGCGTACCAAATGTAAGAAAAAGATAAAGCTGACGGAGCGAAGGACGGGTGGTAAGGCAGCCCGCTTTCATCTTCTTCGGTTTTCCATCCCCATTCGGCGGAGAATGACGTTTCATAAGTTTCTTTGCCGTCGACAATCCTTACGGCATAATCAGACGAATAACAAAAGTCGTGCCCTTCGTCGAAAGCCTTGGATAGTTCCTCTAAACAGTCTGACATTAAAGCGTCGTCGTGATCCAATTCTACTAGGAAATCACCTGAAGATTCTTCGCAGCTCCTTTTCTTCAAGTATCCTATGTTTTTGTTATCCGATACGTCTTGTATAATTTTATAATTTAATCCAGACGAATTGAGCTTCTCCTCGAGAGAGTCTTTCTCTTTGAGGGCGTCCCCGTTCAAGAGGAGCACCCATTCAAAGTCTTTGAACGTTTGGTTTAATAGACTATTAATCGGTCGGTCTATATACTTCAGACTATGTGATGGTGTGAATACTGAAAATTTCATAATTTTTTGGGTTTGTTTCCACTCTTGTTCGGGTGAGCCTTGCCTGTCTTTTTCTCGTAGGCTGTGACCGTCTTGTCTTTTACTGGGTCAAGCCCCCTAGAGCTTTCTCTTTTTTTACTAAGCTTCTCGGATAAATCCATCATGTCTCCTGCGGTCATGCCTTTTTTAGCCGTGGCTTTCAGAAAGTCGCTCTTAGAAAAGGGGTCTATATCGGAATCTATAGCAGCGTTGGGGACGTTGAAGACTCTGAGCCATTCTACGCCTTGGTCATCGACGAAGACATGCTTGTCGGTCATACCTTGAACGACTTCAATGACTTCATCTGTTTCGGGGTTGGTGTATTCGTAAATAGGCATTTGCTTTGTTTAAATCATAGCTCAAATCTCGCATTTCTAAAGAAAAAAAAATCCCCCGTAAACGAGTTACGGAGGATCGTGTTGGGTAGCCGTGACACCGGCTTACAGGACGTGTTCTTCGGGGACCTCTTGAACTTCGCTTGGCACTGTTTCGCTTGCGGGAACTTGCTGTTCGCTTGCGGGAACTTGCTGTTCGCTTGCGGGAACCTGCTGTTCGCTTGTGCTCTTCTTTTGAAGAGGCGTCGATTTGTAGATCCTGAAGTCAGGGTGGTTGTCCTTTTGTTTGTGTTTGTTAGCGAAGATGATTAGCTGGAGGGTTTCCTCTCCTCCCATACCGTCATCTACTTTAACATGTCCTGAAAGATACTTCTGAGTAGTACTTTCCTTCTTCCATAGGGCTCCGAGCTCTCGCTCTTGCCATTCGTTATTTTTTTTAGTTTCAGCACTCATAATGTTGTACGTAAGATTAACGTAATTTTCTGATTTGTCAACACTAAATATTATCTTGATGCTCGTTAGAATTCATCTTCTTATGGAGCATTCTTACACCTTTTTGGTGCAAATTGATAGCTGTTTGCGTACTTGTGTTTATTTTTGAAGCTATAGTACTCCAAGTAGCTTTTTTATTTTTAATGTCTTTATCGAAATACCTTAACTTAAATACTTTAGATATTCTTTTGTCTTTTAATTGTTTTAAAAGCTTAAAGACGTACTCTTTGTCGTTTTTTAAATTACTTTCATCGTCGAACTCCTCTTTGCTTTTGTTTATCATAATGGTCTCGATCGTCTCGTCTTCTAGGTCTACAAATCTGTTGCGGGAATTAATGAAAGTTAAACAGAAGTATTTGGAGCAGTTCCCGAACCAAGTTGAGAATTTAGTGTTCTTGTTCGGTTTGTAACTTCTTACAGCTTTAAACAGGACGAAGCTTTTTTCTTGAAACATGTCTTGTCTTCTAAAACCTTTAGCTTCTGCTACGGGTGCGTAGATCTGACACATTTTATAGAATAGCTTTTCGTGACGATCTAAGAGAATCAGGAAACTTTCATTGCATCCCGTAGCTTTTATCCTTCTGACTAATGTATTGTCAACGGGAAGCTTTTTTAGTTTTTTTGCTGCGATAGCCATTTGACGAATTCACCAACATATGGTTCTAGTTCGTCGATTTGACCGGTCTCAATGAAAGGCCATTCAATTTGAAAGTCACTTTTATCTTTTATTTTTGGGTCATTTCTGGTTTCCTCGCTGTTTGCAGGGGTTTTGAATTTTTTAAGTTTGCCCTGAGTAATTGATAAGCCCTCTTCGTGTGCTTTTACTTGAGTAAAACCTAAATACATAGAAACATGAACTAATACCCCTCCTAGTTCGTTTTTTAACCAACTTACTTCATCGTTTTCATAATCATCATACCTTATATCTGTTATGATTTTAAAATTTTTAGATTTATCGTTAATGATATTGTCGTTAAGCTTATCTAACCAGTGCCTACCCTCGCTAGAATTTCTTTTGAACTTAGCGTGGTAAACTAAGAACTCCCTGATCAACTCCTTTTCTTCTCTCGCGCAATTAACGGAATCTACACCGTAATGAATCATGCACCATCGCTGGACTTCTTTCTTAAGCTCGTCAGCTAAGGAAAACCTCGTGCAAGGAATGTGCCGGGAAAGCAACGAGAAGAAAGTGTCCTTACCGCTTCCGGCAACACCTGATACTCCTATAATCTTGTTCATATATTATATTAAAATTATTTAAAACTTAAATCTAATAATCCTAGCGTATGACTGCTTATCCTTTAAATTTTTCCTCTGGGTTAAGAAAGCCGAATGGCTTTCGGGATAAGAACATAGCTGTCCACTGGGGAATAGTTTCTGTATTTAACAAAGCCGCTTCAGTCCGTCGCGTTAGCCTCTTTTAGCTCCGCTCGCTGACTTGTTAAACTATAGCACTCTTTGTTTCTGCGGAGGGACTTATCTTTTTAACTGCTTATCCTTTTCCTCTTGGGAGGATTAAGTTTCTAGCTTGAGCATTTCTGCTCACATTAGCCTCAACTGCCGCTTTTTCCCGAAATAACAGCAGACTTATTAAGTCTAGTTGGCTAAGGTCTTTTTACGGGCCTGTGGTCTCTTACGAGTTGAAGTGAGGTTAACCCTCACAAGCTGTTCACCGCTAACAAAGAACTGTAGGTACTCTATCAAGCTTTTACAGCGAAGCAAGTATTATTTTTTCTTTTCATTTTCCCCTTCATCTTCTTCAGGGGTTTCATCACGATCGTTAACGTCTACCCCAAAATCACTAAGGCTGCTAATTATTTCTTCTTTTTCCGATAGCTTTTGTTTATAGTATTGAGCTATGTGGACCAAGTTCCGGAAGTCTTTTTCGGTTATAGAGGAGGGAGAGCACTCATCCTGATGATCTTCGATTAAATTGCAGAACTCGTTAATTTCATTACCCACCATCGTCGCTGTCCACGGATTTAAGTCGGGGTTCTGAACGTAAGACTCAAACGGCTTAGTGAGGACGTAGAACTTTTTTTCATTATAATCCTTTGAGGCTATTAAATTATTAGACTCCAACTCCTCTAAAGCCAACTTAAAAGCCACGATTGATTCAGCTTCGTCATCAGAAACTTGAACTATTTTCTTAAGGTCTCGGTCGATCTCAAAACTGTGATTAGTTCGGAAGTATTCAAAAAGACTGTTATTTGCGTCTAAAATTGTCATCATCTATACTAAACGAAGGAAAGGTTTGTTCAAAAGAAATGTTGACTTTATTAAAAAGACAGATAGACTGTGGTTAGAATGAACGAGAAAATGAAAATTACACGACGAGGAAGACCTCCGGTAGCAATTCAATGGCCCGACGTAGTATTCACCGCTCAAGACGTGGTAGATACCATGCCTGAAAAAGTTTCCCGTGTCACAGTACACAGCAAACTTAACGAGGCAGTTGACCAAGGCAGTCTTCAGATTGTCGGCAAAATGAAAACAAAAAACGGAAGACCTCGGATTTCTTATAAAAAAACCGAGGAACAGTCTTCTCGACTTACTGAAACCTGCCAACCCTAACTGTGGAATTCTTAACGGTAATCGTATGTTATTTCTTTTTTAGAATGGCTTATCTAGTCCTCTTTAAGGATGCCTCTCTCTAGCAGTAAGAGAATATCTTGGGAGAGGTTTGCTATTGACATTGCCGACACAGCCTCCCTAAAAAGCGAAGACCCTCACCGCAAGGTGGGGGCTTGCGCTTTAAACCACCAAAACATGGTGGTAGGGGTAGGCTACAACGGCTTAGCCTCAGGCAAAAACGTAGGCAAGGAGTTTTGGGAAGACAGGGATGCTCGCAGACCTTACATGATTCACGCTGAGGCAAACTGCTTGTCTCTTTGTAAGAAAGGCGAGGTCCGCTTGCTCGCTGTCACGCTTTTGCCTTGCTCTTATTGCGCCACCTTAATAGCTTCTTACGGGGTGGAGAAAGTAGTCTATCGCGATACATATCTTCATGACGACAAGGCTTTTGAGATACTCTCGTTTTACGGGATTCAGTTACGTCAAAGACCAGATTAATTAGATTATTACCCATTCATGTTAGATTATATTCCAGCATGGAACACTTGGTTTACTCTTTTTTGAACGCTTCGCTTCTTTTCTTCTTGTATAACACAGACGCCTTCGTGGAGTATGTTGGGCTGCTCAGGCTAGGCAAGCTCTTTCGAGTAGAAAAATATGAAAAATACCTAGATACATTCGGCGAGGGAAACTACTGGGAATATCTAGTTTACGAGAAGAAGACTTTCCTAAGAAAGTTGCTTTCTTGTCCGTTTTGCGTTAGTTTCTGGATGAACATCGCTTGCTTTGCGTTCCACAAGGAAAGCGTAACGCTTATAGTTAACCTATGGTTAACCTTGTTTTTGTATTTAGTTTTAAAATTCTTACTTAAAAAATCGTTATGATGACCGTTTTCACCTTTGACAACAACCAAGAGTTTGGATTATTTTTTAAAATTAATTCAGCCAGACTACTAGGGCTTTCAACCGATGAAGGATATCAGGGGAAAATAAACGAATATACCAAGGTTTTTAGCCACACAAAGGGCGGGTGCGGATGCAACTTAAATAAAAGACGGAAGGCTGCGGCGGTTTATTACGAGTCATTTATTCCTGAATTTTTTACTCACCCCATGGAAGCGAGAGAGGGTGACGAATCGGCTGCGCTGTTAAGAGACAGAGTAAGAGCGACCGTTAAAGAGATTCTCGGCAACCCCTCTTCGGTTTGCTTTAAAAAAGATACCGCAGATCAAGAGCCTTTTTTTTCAATTTAGTTGTTGACTTTCTTAAAAAAGGTGTCATAATTAGAGTATGAAAAGAATCTTACTCTTGCCCCTCGCGGTTCTGGTGGCTTCAGCGCAGGTCTACGCTGGAGGCCTTAAGGTGGACCTTTCCAGATACGACTCTTTCAAGTCTTACAACATAAAAGGATTGATTATCGTTCTGCATAAATCTATTTATAACAATAAAGTAAAGACTCAACAGTGCTTAAATTATTGGAGCAATTCTTTTTCTAACATTGAGAAGCTATGCCCAAGCACGGCGACCCACTTTAAGAAAAACAAATACAGGCTCTACCTTTACTCCTTACCCAGCACCAGAGGGGGCATGGAATTTATCAGAGACGGCCAGTATCTTTGGGACAAGAGAATGTCGGCCTACGTGAACAGGGGAATCATTGTTCCACGGGCTTTATTTTATATAAGGCAGAACCAGAAAGAAAACGGAGCGGTTTATTTACTTCATGAAATTGCCCACTATCGCCACGTCGTGATGATTGGAGAGAACGGCAGAGGATACGATAAGGTCATTCGGACAGAATACAACAAAGCCATGAGAAACCCGCTATATCGCGGCACTTACGCGTCAAAAAACCATTTGGAATATTTTGCTGAAATTTCTATGGCGTATTTGCTAAGGAAACACACGGTTGCGGTTTTCCCTTCTGGCTCTAGAGAACTTTACGAGAAAGACAGGATTGGATATGATTTATGCAAAAAAATATGGGGAGAAAACCTAGCCTCATACAGACCCCAAAGACAGAGGCTAGTAGCAAACCCGCCAGTTCAATCAATAAGCCCCTTTGGCATGTCTCCTGAGCCGGCGCTAGACCTGCCTCCGTCAGGAAGGCGCAGAACATACGAGGTTACCCAAGGCCAAAGGACAGGCTCGTTACAGGATCGATTAACGACTTACGCCACGGAAGTCTTTAGAAACCCCTCAGATGAAGAGGTGTTGATTAGTAAGAAATTTCTTGAAATGAAGATGTCGATAAGTAAAGCTGAGACAGAAGAGATGTCAGGGAATCACGCTATGTCTCATTGGCTTTACGGCAATTCCCTAAGGACCCTCAACGACTTCAAAAAAGAGAACCCTCAATGGAGCGCTTCAGTAATAGACGGTATGATTAACAGGGTTAAATCTAAAATAAATTGACTTAAGTCCACCTTTCAATTATTATTATCCATGAGGTTTTGCGTAGCTTATACTAATTCTCACAGATCTTTCTTAGATGAGTTTTTTTTAAAAACTTTTCCATTTGAATCTGGCGTTAGCTTAGTTCTAGAAAGAATGCCTCAAAAATGCAGCTCTGGCTGGCTTTTTTCTGACGGATGGAGAGACCAGATGGTGGAAAAACAAAAGTTTATAAACAAAAGCCTAGAGACCTTTTTCTTGAATGAAATTTTAGTTTTCTCTGACGTAGACATATCGTTTTACGGCGACGTTAAAGAAGACTTAATTGAGAGCCTAGGAGATAACGACATAGCGTTCATGAAAGACCACAACTCTGACGAGTTTGGTCGTTGTGGCGGGTTTTTTATCTTAAAGTCAAACGACAAAACGAGAAGGTTATTCAGTCAGGTTTTATCGAGCTTGCTGTCTTTGAGCACTCTCGAATCGACCACATTCCGAACGTCAGAGCAGCAAACGATAAACTCTGTCTTAAATTCTATGCCAGATGTGAAGTGGACATACCTTCCCCCAAGGTATTATACTCATGGTTTATACACTGAGGGGCTTAAAAATTTCTCAGAAGAAAATCAAGCTGGACTTTGGTGGGAAAACAAAGACGAAGAAGAAAAGCAAAACGTGTTCATACCGGATGACATGAAAGTGCATCACGCTAATTGGGCTTCGGGAGTAGAGTGCAAGATGAAGTTACTAGAATTTGTTCATAACAAAAAAGGGGGTACGGAGAATGGTAAGTAAAAAAAACTTTGCTTTTAAATTTAGAAACGTAAACGGCATAAGGTACGAAGTTTATTTTGTAAAGCCAAATGAAGCTTACTACGGGGACGTACATGGGCTTTGTGACGATCCAGAAGAGAAGGACGCGAAGATTTACATCAACCCGTACCTGACTCAAAAGTCAGAGTTGAACACTATAGTTCACGAAATGACACACGCTTTTTTTTGGGATAAATCAGAAAAAGAAGTTTATAAATTTGCAAACGCGGTAACAGCCTTCCTGTACAGGCAGGGGTGGAGAAGAGATGACGATAAAAGAAATAACGAGCCGCCACCCAAAAGAAAGAAAGCAAAGGAAAGGAAAAAGAAGTGACAAAGAAAGAGATACTAATAGAAAATATAAAGAATGAAACGCTTTGCAAGGTTGGATGTTCGGAAATCCATGGCGTTGGAGTGTTTGCCATTAGAGATATCCCAAAAGGGGTAGAGCTCTTTAAAACATGCAACAAGAAAGCGGAAGCTGATGGCGTCAACGACTTAACTGAAGAGGAGCTGGAAAGCTTTGACAGTAATACCGTTAAATTAATAAAACAATATTTTGCAAAAAGCCATCTCGGAACTTACTGTTTACCAGAGGAGGGAATTAATATGCTGTTTTGGGGATACTACATAAACCATAGCAGCATGCCTAACTTAAGTTTCAAAACAGAAGGAGAAGACAGGGAAGGCTACGTCAAGTTTGTAGCTAACAAGGATATAAAAGAAGGGGAGGAGCTGACCGAAGATTATACTCTCCTCAGTCAGGATAAAAATTTCTTACAAGAACAATTTAAATTCCTAAAAAGGAAAGCGGTGATAGACTCAAATTGGATGGGTTAACAAATTAAATGCGGGTGTCGTATAATGGTATTACTCCAGCCTTCCAAGCTGATAACGCGAGTTCGATTCTCGCCACCCGCTCCACCAACTTATGGGTGAGTAGCTCAATTGGATAGAGCATCTGCCTTCTAAGCAGAGGGTTCAGGGTTCGAGTCCCTGCTCGCCTACCATCTTTTGCGCTCCAGTAGCTCAACGGGTTAGAGCACATGCCTTATAAGCGTGAGGTTACGGGTTCAAGCCCCGTCTGGAGCACCAATTTTAAACCGAGGAGAAAAAAGCCCTAAAGGGGGACGATATATCGAAAAAAAAGAAGTTGACAAATAACAAAAATATAATAAAATTAAAGTTCAGTATAATATCATGAAAGAAAATAACAAACAAACAAGCTGTGAACCTAAAGGTTCGTTAACTCAAGTTAGTACAACGTATGCGCGTATTTGTGTCATTTTATTGGCACTAAATTTCGGCATTACTGGTTATGTATTAACTGGGGTCATGAAGATACAGCAAGAGACGAGTCAAACACAGATTCCCGCAACGAGAGCAACCCCTCAAGCTAGAACGGCGGCTTCGGCAGAAAGTGCGCCATCCAGCGCGGCAGAAAGTGCGACAGTAACCCGTCCCGAAGAGTTTAAAACCTTAGAGAAGGAATAAGGACCCGATCACAAGCCCTCCCCTTAGGGGGAGGGTGTTTCTGGAATGAAGATAGGAATTATAGGTAACGGTTTCGTAGGGAAAGCGACAGCGCTTTTTGCAACAGATTTTATTAAAACTGTTATATACGATAAAAACCCAGAAAAATGCGAACCCTACGGGGCAACCGTAGCTGATTTACACGATTGTGATTTTGTTTTTATATGTGTTCCCACGCCAATGAGTAGGGATGGCAGTTGTCATTTTCAAATAGTAGAGAGTTGCGTTTATGAATTAAATACAGCAGGGATAAGAGAGGAAAGCATTGTAGTAAGATCTACCGTTCCTGTCGGGTTTTGCGATTCCGTTGGCGTCAATTTCATGCCTGAATTTTTGACCGAAGCTAATTGGATTGAGGATTTTAAAAACAATAACGCTTGGGTATTCGGGGCTAATAGTATTTACAACGCCCCCGTAAAGTCGAAGTTCGCCGAACTTATTTCCTTAGCTAAATCAGGTGGATCAATCAAGCATGACGATGTTTATTTTTGCTCAAGCAAAGAAGCTGAGTTATGCAAGCTGACTCGCAACTCTTTCTTGGCGACAAAAGTTTCTTTCTTTAATGAGATATATGATTTCTGCGAAAACGAAGACCTCGACTATAATACCGTAGCGGAATTAACGGGGCTAGATGACAGAATCGGACAAAGCCACACGCAGGTTCCCGGCCCAGACGGCAAGAAGGGCTTTGGGGGGACGTGTTTCCCTAAAGACCTAGACTCTTTGTACAGCCAAATGAATGGAGTGGGAATGGAGTCTTACATAATTGAAGCGGCCAGATCAAGGAACATCCAAGTTGATAGACCAGAGCAAGATTGGACCCTTGACAAAGGCCGGTCTGTGCTCTAGGGCGGTTAGCTCAGTTGGTAGAGTGCCTCGTTTACACCGAGGATGTCGTAGGTTCAAACCCTACACCGCCTACCATTATTTTTTCCAAGCCAACTCAACAAGGTCTTTTTTAAAGAAATTAATTGTGAACACCAGTGCTCGCGTTGGGTCAAATTTTTTACAAGTATAGATATCAACAGAGAAGAACGCGGGATCCCTTACGTTCCAAGAATAAACATGCATACCAGACTCTTTCCAGTGCATGTATGCACACCACCCGTATTCTTCTGCGAAATCAGTCACCACTTCCCCTATGGGAGTCATGTTTAGTACTTTGGAAATGTTTTCGCAATACTTTACCATATTTTCCGACTCGAAAGACTTATGGAGAGTCCCCTCTATAATTAGCCTTTGCCTAGTGATCTCCGGGGCAAGGTCTTTCCAGATGGACCTTTCTTTTCCGTCGAAGTTTCTCCATCCCCTATCTTTGATATCAGACATATAATTATTATAATTAATAGATCGTATTTTTAAAAAGGTTTTTATTGCTTTTTTTTAAAATTTTTGTATTATCATAGGAGATGAAGAAAAAACTACACAAAGCTCTAGTTTCTAGGTACAAGTCTCAAAGAGACGAAGCACTGGCCACGCTGGAGGTTTATTATAATAATGCCACAGGCATTGGAGAGCACCCTCAGGTCGTTGAAGAGATGTCCAAGCAAGTTGAGACCCTCGCTAACGCGGAGGACTGCTTAGATCAACTTAGTAAGCTTGAGTAGCTTTAATGGTAGAGCAGTGGTTTTGTAAACCACAGGTTATCGGTTCGAATCCGGTCTCAAGCTCCACGGGGGTATAGCTCAGTTGGTAGAGCATCTGCTTTGCAAGCAGAATGTCATCGGTTCGAAACCGGTTACCTCCACCAAAATTTGGCGAAGTGGTGGAATTGGTATACACAACAGACTTAAAATCTGTCGGGTGTTGAACCCATGCGGGTTCGACTCCCGCCTTCGCTACCAATTTGCCCTAGGCGTAGTGTGAGCTTGCATGCCTTCGCGCGTAGGAGGACCGGAGTAGCTAACCGGCGCTTAGGGCAACTCTTTTCGGCCCGTTCGTCTATTGGTTTAGGATGCAGCCCTTTCAAGGCTGAGAGATGGGTTCGATTCCCATACGGGCTACCATTCCAGCGTGTAATATATTGTATGATAATGGACAAAGAAAAGGCATGCTTCTGCGTCCCTTCTACATCCAATGAAAGGGATTGGAAATCGTTTGATGACACATATCTAAATCAGATATTATGTAGATCTTTAGAATGTAAAACGAATGATTATGATATTGATATTTATATTGGTTACGATTCAGACGATAAATTATATAGCCAAATAGAATTACCCAAAACCCATAAAGGTATGAATTTAATTTGGAAATCATTTGTTAATGAAAAAGGTAATCCCTGTAAGATATGGACTGAATTATCAAAAGAAGCCGTAAAAGATAATCACGATTATTTTATGGTTTGTGGGGATGATATCGTATTTGATCAAAACGATAAATGGATTAAGGTATTTATTGATCAATTGAAACGCAATAACAATATTGGATATTCTGCTGGCTGGTCGAATAACGATAATATTCCAACTCAATTTATGTTTCACAAAACTCACCTTGATATCTTTGGCTTTGTCTATCCACCGCAAATTCATAATTGGTTCTGCGACGATTTCATTCACGGTTTATATGGTAAGCAATTTGGTAATTGGATGAAAGAATATAAGCATCTAAATGCTGGGGGTCCCCAAAGATACAAACCGAAAAACGATGAAAAACTTTGTAAATTATTGATTAAAAGATACAAAAAAACGCTACCATTCTAGCGTGTAATACATTGTATGAAATTTTACGAAGTGAAACAACAGACCAACAGTCTTCAGTGGCTTAGTCTTGGCTTTTTCCGCAAGAAGGAACACGCGGAGAGATACAGGAAGCTCTACAACACCAAAGTAGTAGTTGCGTCCATCAAAATAATAGAGCATAAATTTAAAAATGTTAAGGACTTCGAAGACGAATTTAGAGATTAGAAAATGCCCCAAGTGTGGGTTCTACCTTGTCGATGCGAAGTTCCAGTGCCCTCGGTGTGCTTGGTGGATAAAATAATTTTTTATTTGATATCCTTTTTCTTAAAATAAAAAAACCGATTTTAAACCGGACAGAAAAAAAGACTCACAAGGTGGACGATAGACCATGAAAAACAAAAAGCAAGAAAAGTATCTCGAATCAGAAAAGGGGCAAGAATCCCTCAATAAAGCAAGGAAAGCTTACGACAATAGAGACGTCGAAAGGAGAAGGAGACAAAAACGTGAGTATATGAGACGAAAAAGAGCAGAGGACCCACGAGTATGGAGGTGATTTTTTTTGGTCATTCTTCAGTAGACTCTGTAAAATAAATGCGATATGAAAAATATTAAAGTTTTCCTACTTGCAGTATTTACAATCATCGGAGGCAGCTCGTACGCCGCCGAGAAGAAGCAGTCAACAGCCGATCATCTTCAAAACGTATCCGTAACAATCAGAGCAGAAGGCGCATTTAGCGCGGGCGAAGGCTCGGGGGTAATCTTCTCTAGGAAGGACTCGGAAGGGCGTTTAGTCAATTTTGTTTGGACCGCTGCTCATGTTGTAGATAATCTGCGTACAGAAAGAAAGATTCTAGTCGACGGCTCACCCCAGACCGTTGTCGAATTTAAAGACCCAGTAATTGTTAAAGAGATCAGACAAGACGGAAGAACGGTTGGGCGTCTTCAGATGGACGCCGAAGTATTAAAGTATTCCGAGAGTGAAGACGGGCATGACCTTGCGTTACTTCGTGTTCGTAAGCTTAATTTCGTAACCGATAGCGTGGTATTTTACTTGGATAAAAATATCCCCCCATTAGGCACAGACCTTTTGCATGTTGGTTCGTTGTTGGGGCAATTTGGGGCAAATAGTATGACAGACGGAATTTACTCTCAGCACGGGAGAGTCATTAAGAGTTTAAATAAGCACATATTTGATCAGACTACTTGCGTAGCTTTTCCCGGGTCTAGCGGGGGAGGGGTGTTTCTGAAACAGGACTCCCATGCCAAATACATAGGGATGTTAGTCCGTGGCGCGGGAGAAGGCTTTAACCTTATCGTCCCCGTACGCAGAATGGTCAACTATTGTCAAGAACATAAAATCATGTGGGCGCTAGACGGCAAGGTTCCGATGCCAACAGAAGGAGAGCTGAAGAAAATGCCAATAGAAAATACGCCCAAAGAAAAAGAAGAGAACAAGGACGCAAGAAAAGAAGCTGCGAAAAAGATGTTTCCATTTATGCTTAGGGTCACTTACCCAAAGTTGATGCTAATCCGGCAGACTGAGCAAAAGTAATAAATTCTAAGTCAAGGGGGACAAAAACGCGGCCCTTTTCGGGCTGCGTTTTTATTTAAAGTGTAATGCACATTAGAGGAATTCATTATGCCAGAAGAAAACGATAAAAAAACTCCAGAAGAAATTCAAGCGGAGCTCAATCTTAAAAAAGCTGAAACTCGCAAGGCTGATGCGGAAGCCAGAAAGACCGAAGCGGAAGCGGATAAGGCGGAATATGACGCTTGTAAAGCTAAAATAGATTACGAAAAAACCGCAAAAAACAGGAGTAAAGAATTATCGCTTGACGAAGAAAATTATCTTTACAGGTTTTCTGGGTCAGTAAACGAGGTCTCTGTAAGAAAATGTATGAGCAAGCTTACAGAGTGGTCGAGAGTAAACCCTAAATGCGACATAGAAATAGTATTCTCATCTCCCGGAGGGAGCATCATTGATGGCTTCGAATTATTTGATTTTATCCAAGAACTAAGA